GGACCAATGTATATGCCACTCGCATTCTCTCTATTGACAGAATAACGTAGGTTTCCGTTACGTGAATTACTCCATTTAGCCATTTGTATTGTTTATTGGTAATAACAACAAAAGTGGGGTTTATCTTTACCCCACCTTTTTTAATGACTCCTTATGGAGCATAGATTGCAATAAGTTATAATCTGAATGATAAGATAAGAACAACAAGCATTTCTCCAATGGTTGTTTTACTACCTCATCTATTTTTAAGAGTTCTCCGTTTGAGAGTGTGACCAATGATTGGTAACGTCCCCACTTTTTGCTAAAATTGATTTGATGTTGGCTGGAATCTCCTCCCTCTGCATCAAAGATTTCAGGATATTTTTCAATAAGACCTTTGACAAATTGATAAAAAAAAACAGAGCACCGAAATGAACTTCCATATTTACCTCATTCCAATGATGAGATGGTTCATTGCCTGTGTATGGTTGTATCTCATATAACTTACCTATCTTCTTAGTTACAGGTCTGTATAAGATTGCCATTATCTTTTCCCAATTCTCATTGATAACCAAATCATTATATTTGGATATATCCACATAAGCACCGTAAGCAATGTGAGATAAGTTAGGTTCAAACCCATACTCTACTCCGTTTACCTCTACTATTGGTTGTAAATCAAAGTTCTCTTGTGCTACGAATGAAAGTAATTGGTTCTTTATCTGTGTGAATGTGTTAGTATCTATCTTACTCATTACACCTGGCTCTACATCACATAGGTGATAGAATAGAGTAGCTAGTTTAGCTTCTTCATCATCTTCATACACTTTTAAATCCTTCTGCATTTGTAGGTATTTCCTCAATGTAATAGCAGAGTAATTATTAGGCACTTCAATCTTTATTTCCTTTTTCATAGTTTACATTTGTTAATTTACAATTGTGAATTGTTTACAAGTAGATATTGTAGTTTACAAGTATGTATTGTAGCTCTTGTATCTTCAATCTCAACTGTCTTACTTTACTTTCTTCGTTAGCTAATTTAGCTTCCATTGCAATGATACCTGCTCTCAGGTCTTCGTTTACATCTTGCATCTCCTTTACATATAGTAGGAGTTGTCTTATCTCTTCCGATGTGTATGTTTGTTCCATATTAAAATCTGTTTTTACCTATTGATATTGCGTAACTTCCTTTCTTCTGTGCCTTCTGTGATAGTTTCATCATAACGGCATATCTTGCTGCATCTATTGCGTGGTTATTGAAATCCTGTGCTTTATCAGTTACATAACCATACTTGTCAGTTATGTATTCGTATCCATATAACTCATTAATTAGATTCTGTGAAGTCTTCAACACCTTTATCTTATAGTTTTGCATTACTGATATTCCAAATCGGATACTATCAGGTCCTTTCACTACTGGCTTTATGTTAAACCCACTACGGTATATCTCTTCAATCAGACGTGGTTCAGATGAATCTGCCCATATCTCGTGTGATTTATCTATCTCTAACTTTTTGAGTCTGTCAACGATTTCAGAAGTAACAAGCTTCGTTTCGTAAAGTAACTCTTCCAAATAAAGTTCATTGTCTTTTTTGTATATTGCAACCAATGAATTGGGGTCATTAGAATAGCCAAAGTCAAGACCAAAGGCAAGGAACTCACCATCAGTATCATCAACAATGTCAAATTGAAATATAGCTTTATCATTTTCACTAAACTCGCCTTTTCCATATATTTTAAATTTTTTCTCGTTTGTAAATTGTAAATCTTCAATGGATTTAACCATCTCTTCTGGCAGATATGGGTTATCCAAATATGTTGTAACAAATCTCTCACAATCCACCATCTGTCTTAACCAATGATACGGTGATACAGTAGGGTTATAAGCTAATATAATTTTGCCAGTAGTTCTGATAGATAATTGGAAATACGATTCCTCATCAATTTCAGATGCTTCATCAATGAATAGAATATCGGATTTAAGACCTCTAAGCTTCTCAGGGTCATCAGAGTTAATAAACTGAAAAGTAGAATTACCAAGATGATATACTCTATCACTAATATTAAAAGCATCTTCTTTCCATAGGTTTAATCCTTTTAGAATATCTGTGAAATCTTTGATTAGGGTTCGTTTTAGAGATGGGATGGTCTTTCTTACTATCGTAATAGTTTGCGTTGATTCTAGCCCCATAGCAATGAGATATTGGAGTATCCCATAGGACTTTCCACTTCTCGTTCCACCGATGTGTTGAGTAACTCTATTCTTTGATTCTAATAGATGCTCAAACGTTACCGTTGTCTGTATGTTTACTGTCATTTCCTTTTCTTATCTCTATAATAACCTTTTCTACCTTATGTGTAAGCTCACCTTCTATTTCCATTTTGGTTTGCTTAGGTAGGACATAATCTATGAACTTTGAAGATAGCCTCATTGCCTCAGCAGGGTCATTCTTTCTGATTCTATCTAAATCCTTTTCAATATGCTCTAACTGATTACCTACTATGCGTGTGATAATCTCTTTTATTTCAGCAGTTGATTTGTTGGGAACTCCTTTCTTTCTACCATTAGGGTTTCCACTTACTCCTTTCTTAAATGCCATCTTTGTAAATCTTTGTAGTTTTCAATAATAACACCTATGTCTATTGTTGTAGTAAACCCCACGATTTAGAATCTATCTCATAAGCAAGTAACATTACATTATCATCCTTTACTACTGTCAGTAATAGAATACCGAACTCCGATAAATCATCTACATGTGCTTCATCAATAGTTTTGAAGTAATCCCAATCAATTTGTATGTTAGGTAATTTAGAATGCATTTGGATATAGATGTTTTATACTTGCTCTATATGTTTGAGTTTCTATTACTTTGGTTTCCATTCTATCTAATAGAGCTTCTATTCTCTTCTTAAATCTATTTATATCTTTTATATCATCATAATCTAATATATTCTCTTCCATAGTTACTGATGCTGGTAAAGATATTTTCAATAGTATTTGTGGTATTTGTTTTTTATATGACATTATCTGTAATCTCAAATCCAATTGAACCTCTTTATATTGGTCAATTATATATCCATAGTATTCATAATGAATAAATCCATTTTGTTGAGTAAAGTTTACATACTGATAGAACTGATTAGGTGGTATATGTATCTTATATGATATATTAGATGTCTTTAATGCATTATTATCTAGCTTGTCCCAATTCTTTATCTGTGCCATAACTTTTTATTTTAATCAAACCACGATTTAGTATTATTATGTGTTGTTCTGGTATCTTCATACGTTGGGTGGTCTTCTGTCTTACGAGGATTCTCTATCATCTCTTGTGTTTCGTTGTGTCCTCTGCGGTCGTATATCCACTTTAATACTGCAATATCATCTGTTTCCAATTTGTAGAGTTGCTCTTTGAAGAATGCTTGCCACTCTTCTCTCTTCTGCATTTTATCCAATTGCTTTCTAATTGTAATAAACCTATGGGTTTTATCTTTATCGGCATATGGGTATTTCTCTTTGTATCCGAATAATGCTACCTTTGATTTCTTATTCTCTATTCCTTTTTGATAATCTCTTTTACATTGTGGGCATATGTTGGATGATTTCTGTGTTGGTTTTAATACAAAATCTGTTCCGCATTTATAGCAGGTTCTATCTAATTTCATCTATGATTCCTAGTTTTAATGCTTCTGTTGGAGTAATATACCATTCGTTTTTACATTTGTAATTGTCTTCTAAATCGTTTATAGTAATTTTTGTTTTAGATAAAGTGATTTGTTCTAGGATTAGTTGCAGTCTTTTAGTTTCTACTACATCAGCTTCCATATCCTTTAACTTACCTACCACACCTCCTGATACTTGGTGATACATAAAGGTAGAGGTATTGTATGCATATCGTTTATGTCCGCTTATACCAATAATAAAACCACAACTCATAGCAGTTCCTGTTACAATTGTATGAACCGGCACTACTGATTTATCCATAATACCAATCAAACCTAAGCATTGATATACTTGTCCTCCGTATGAATCTATATAAAGGTTGATTGGTTTGGGAGTATATGACATACCATGTAATCCTACTAACTTACCTAAGTATTCATCATCTTTGTTTATTTCTACAATTGCTCTGCTTAGTTCATTTATAGAATCCTGGTCTATTTGATGTGATAGGTATAGGTTTCGTTCCCTTGCTATTGGTAATTGTTGTAACATATTATTTGTCAAATGGATTATCTAATAACTGTTTCATATGCTCTTTAATCTTTCTGATTGCGAGATATGTGGTTGATTTACTTATTTTAATGTCCTTTGCTACTTCTTCCATTGTTTTATCAGAGAAGAAATAGTATTGGGCAATCTTTGATTGAGGCCAGTTCTTAGTTGTTTCTAATCTTTTTAACTCTTCCATTACCTCATCGTATGCTTTCTGAATTGCTAAATCCTTTTCCAAATCATATTCAACATCTTCTGTATTGTTGTCAAAAATGGTTTCAAAGTAAACGGTTCGGTTTAACTTCTTTGTTTTGTTTAGGTAACGGTGTTTCAAATACTTCTGGCAATAACCAATGTTGTAACTCTGTCCCCAAAACAATTTCTTATTCTTTTTTAGATGGAGATACTCATAGAGCTCTCCAACTAAATCCTCTGCTTCTAATTTATTCTTTGTAATCCTATGAGCAGTTTGTAGTAACCACGAATGAGACTCTTTATAGAGATTACTCAATCTTATTTCGCATTGTTGTTCCATACTACCACTTACCTCCATCTTATTTCAATTTAGATTCAACCCATTCTTTCAGATAGTTTACACAACCAATCCAAAGTGATGCCGATGATTGACACATACAAGGACGAGGTTCTGATACTGCTCTGATACGATTGTAGTTATCCCATAAGTAGGGTGCTACGGATTCGGGTATGTTTACCGATATTTTATCCAATTGGTTTTTCAACTCAATGAACTCCGTATAAGATAAGGGTTGATACTTTTGTTCTTCCATCTTATTTTAAAGTTTTAAGTTTCGGTAGAGATAGTTTCTTGCCCTCTGGTTGAACGTTCGGTTGTTGAATGGGTATTGGGTTATCCAAAGCTAAAAAGCTCTTAACCTGCTCAAAATGCGGGTGGTTTGCGGGAAATGCTATACCCATAGCCGAAAGGATTACTACTAAATCATTTACGGATTCTAATTTTGTAAAATCTACTACATACATTGCATTCGGGTCAATCTGTTGTGGAGATGAACCATCTAATGTTCCTTTATGGACTGTGAATTGTGTGCTCATTTGTTTTTTGTTTAAGTTACTATCAATAATTTTTATCTTCTACGACTGAATATCCCCAGCCCCTTTTTAGATTATGGAGATTGATTCTGAATAATCTTTACAAGTCAATTGGTTTAACCATACTCTTCTTCTATCACATCCACAATTAGCAGTTCCGAAGAATGTTCTTGCTACCCAACTTGCAAATGTCTTTCCGTGACCTAAGGTTACTAATCCTATGATGTGTTCTAAGATACTTCCCAATCTAATGAAGCATCCGATGCATTTAATTACTTTCATTTCTATTTACAATTTAATCGTTTAACTTCTGCTTCTTCCCATCCTTCTCTTCCTACTCTATTACATAGTTTCTTTTTAATAAACTTTTCAGCTTCTTCTACTGAACTAAATAAGGTTTTTTCATCTATACAATAACCCCCACCACATATTTCATGAGTTATAGTTTTCCAATATCCTATACCAAAGAATGTAGTTCGTTCTTTAATATAATAGTATGTTTTTAATATATTACCATACTCATCTCTGTATATCTGTTTGATTATTTTGTATTTGTAGTTCATTTCTTTTTTGATATTAAAGCTAATAATACAACTGCTAATCCTACAATTACAATTGGAATCCATAGTGGGGATGTTACCCATACCCAACTCCATTGTATATTGTTAGTTAGTTTCAATGTTAAAAATATTAGGAACAATATAGTTCCAAATCCTAATCCGTTTGATTTCATTTCTTTAATGCTTTTCTAATGAGAGTTGCTACATACGCACTCATAATCATATTGTTCTTTTTACAATGCTCTTTCAGAATAGTATGAACTTCTTCTGGCAATTGTAACATCTTATACTTCTGTTGTTTCTCCATTTTCTTTCCACCAATTTTCAATGTATGTTATTAAATCTAAATCTCTTTGCCATGCTTCTTGTCCTTCTAATGTGTAAATCCATTTGTAGAACTTATCCCAATTATCTTGTCCGATGATATACATCGTTTGTCCACCTGTTGAAGGGATGGATTTAATCCATTGCTCTATCTGATGTGGTGTTAGAGATTTGTTTTCTTCTCTTACTTTGTTCCAATACTCTAACGATTCTTCTGGTGTTAATACTTTTATATTCATTATTTTACTCTGATGTTTAAGGATTTTCCGATTTGTTGAAATGATTCTATGAATGATGTTTCTATGAATCTTAACTGTTGTCTATCTATACCTGGCAATTCAACTACTACTTCAAAAGTGTGATTCTCTATACCATATTTTGAAAACGATTCGTGTAATTTAGGTAATGCAAGGTTCTTACCTTTCTGTGCTCTTTTGTAATGTTGTCTGTGTTCTAACCATCTTACGTTTAGATATGCTTCTGTCATACCAATGTAAGTTTCTCCTTCTGGATTTCTGATTGAATAGATAGCACCACCTTTATCTGCTTTACGATACTTTTTAACTAACTCACACAATCTATCAGGATTGTTTCTTTGCCACTCTGCGTGATGTTGTGGATTGATTTCTGTTCTGAACTTTAAGTTGTTCTTTTTATTACATGCTTTACAGTAATCCTGTAAACCATCTTTTCTTGCTGATGATTTGGAGAAGTTAGTTACATCTTTTGTTTCTCCGCATTTATTACAATGTTTCATAAGTTCCATTTATTTAGTATTGTGTATAAACATAAATATCATTTTAATTTTCCAAACGTAAAAAAATACTGAAAATAATTCAATTATTTTTAAATAGATTTCAGTTGATTAAATAAATAATCAGCAGCTGCTTCATTACTGCTTTTACTATTATCTATCCATTTATCTATTCCTATTACTTTCTCTATTTCTTTTTCTTTATCTTTCACTATCTCTTTCTCTTTCTCTTTCTCTATTGCATAATTTGGTATAGGATTGGTATGGGTTTGGTATAGGTCACCCATAGGTTCGGTATGGGTTTGGGATAGGTTATCTTTAAGTTTCCTATACTCTGACCATCTTTTATCAGCAGCTTCTTTACCTTTTTGACTTTTAGCTTCCCATTTCTGTTGTCTAAACTCCAAGTTTTCAATAACTCTATTGCAAGTAATCATATCTTCTACATACTCAAAACATATATCAATCACATCTTTTACAATCTGTTCATCACATTGTAATTCGTATGCGATAGTTTCAGTATCCATTTCAATGAATCCATTACCTTCGTGTAGCATTTCTACTAAACACCAATAAACACCAACTCCTGCCATATGGTGTTTCATTCTGATTTTCAATAATTTCTTATCTAATCTACTTCTGTAATCGTGTTGGAAATAATTTGTAGCTTCCATTTTGTTAAAATAAAAAACCCAAAGCATAATTGGTAGTGAGATTACCAACTATGTTTGGGTGGGTTGAACATATCGTTCAGTTTCTTTTATAGATTATCTCACAATCTATTTTATATAAGTATTGTTTTTTTCAATAACACTACAAATATACGGAAAATATTTTAGATTTACAAATTATCAGACATAAAAAATCCTAGTAGGAAATGGAACAAACCTACTAGGATATATACAGAGATAAAAACCAACCCAGTAAAGGTTATAAAGACTGGGCATTCTTTAATGGTTTTCTGTAATAACAATAGCATTTACAAATATAGTAAAAATAATTGACATTTACAAACAAAAAACCCTACCGAAATAATCAGTAGGGTTTCTAAACATACACTATACTATTGAAATGGCACTCCCAATATTATCTTTACTCTTTACTTCCGTATTTTGAACGAATCATTCCACATACCTTATTGGCTGTGTCCTCATCTCCGTATCTTTCGGTCATATCTGCAACACACTCCGACCACGGATAATCTGCTGCTTCAATTCCTTTTAATCTTAATTCTCTTTCAGCTGATAGTAATTGGAACTCATCCTTTTTTCTATCAAATGGTGCTTGTGTTTTCATAGCTTCTATTTCTTTACCTTCCCATATATTGTAACATACCGCTAACGCTTGTCTTTGGTCGTATTCATTTGGGTATAATGCAGATGTGCATCTACTGATGAATTGGTCTTTACTTTCTCCTTCTTTCTTTTTAGGTAGTGGCATCTTATCTTATATAATAGGTTATCCCGTCTTTCTTTAATTTAGTTACATTATCCCATACGATAGTTCTGAAATCATTTACAGAGAAATCGTAAAGAACCATATAACCTCTTGCTTCGTAATCATATACTGCATCACCTGATGGACCAGCAACTGATTCCATTTCTCTACCTCTTATCTGTCCTGCATATAGTTTGTCAGACCATATCTGAAATGGTTCATACCAAGTCAATACAATATCCTTTGCTTCTGCCAACGATATTCTTTTCGTTTTAGTAGCAAAGTTTAATATCTTCTTATTTACACTATTACCGTTCATATATACTTATATATTACTCTTTGATAGGAACACAGTTTGGTGAACCATCTGGCTTTAATCCAATAGGTTCATATCCTTCCCAACAAGGGTTAGGTTCAATTTCCATAGTAATAGGACCACCTACTACCCAAGCATCACAGGTTCTCTTTGCTGCACACTTAAAATCAAATGCTTCACAGTATCCTAAATCACCTGCTTCAATTGTTGCCCACTCATCTTTAACATCTCCTCCAATACCTTCTGCAATACAGTTTAGTATCTCTGGTGTTTGAATGAAGAATGCACAGTTACCACAAAGAGCTTTCTTTGCTTCTGCTACATCACCTTCAAACATATCAGCTTTTGCTTCCCAATAATCCTCATTAGGTTCATTTGGATTTAACGGACCATAATGTGCCGTATCAATTGCGTTCTGTCTATTCTTTAAGTTAGTTGCAATATCTTTTGTAGCAGTAGGACAGGTTGCTAAACGAATCCCTTTTAGTTTCTTTAATAATTGTTGATTTCCTAACATTATTTCTTTAAGGTTAAAAGGTAAATGGTAGATGCTATAAGAGCTGAAATCTCATCTATTTGATTTTGAATCCAACTTTCAGAGTATAAACTCTTTCTTTCAGTTTCTACATATGTGTAAAGGTTTCTGAAATACTCAATTGTATCATCAGTTGAAGTCCAATTTACAAAATCATATGCTTCGTATCCTTGTGGTCTTCCGTATATACCTGCAACAGATTCTACTAATCCATCCAAACGGTCTTCAATATCTTCGTAAAAACCATTTAAGGTTTTATGTTCTGAATATACTTCTGTTTGATTATGGAAGAATACTGCTTGTTGTTTAGCACTATTCAATACGGATAAAAACTCTACAAATGTTGCCATATTACTTCTTTTTCCCTAACAATGCAGGGTGTGTATAATCTTTCTTTTTGTTAGTAGGACCTTCACCAGGATAAGATGAAGCAACCGATGGTTGAACTCCTTCTAATTCTAATTCTCCTAACTCTCTTAATTTGTTTCTACTCCAAGCTAATCCTGCTTTACCACCCCATAATAGGTATGAGATAGTTCCACAAGCATTCATATCTTTCTCATCGTAGTATGCTTCTGCTCTACTCAAATAGGAATACATACGTTTGATGGTATCAACTGAAATAGGTTCACCCTTTGCCAATTGTTGTGCTCTTACCTTACCGGTTTGAGTAGCACACTTATTACCATTCTTTTCGTTTAAATCAATTCCTTTCTGTGCATTATTCTTAATCCCATCACCATAATCAGAATGTGATTCTTCTACCAATTTTTGACCTTTGGCAAATCTCTTATCTTTTTTGATTATGTTTTTGATGTGAGCTAATACAATATCAGCTTCTACTTCTGATAATTCAGTAATCTCTTTTTGTAGGATTTCTAATTCTTTGGATGCTTTTACTAATTGGTGTTCAAATGCTCCCTCAATAGAGAACCCTTTTACCTTACCAGTTTTAACATAATCATTCCAAATCTTATCGTTGTTTATCTTAAACATACCAACCCATGCACCCACAGGTAAGTTTAATCCATACATATTTGATTTATCATTGAGTTTGGATTCTTTAATCCAACTCTCAACAAGAGTTACATCATCTATTTTACCATCATGCTCCAAAGTAGCTTTCTTTTGATAACCTTTCATAAGGTAATTTTGAGCTAATTTAGCAACAGTTTCTTTTGTAAAGAATACCTCATAAGGTTCTCCTGCTGCATCTACTCTCAATATCTTCTTGTCTGGCAAAAGTATAGGACCTAACACAATTCGTTTTTCATCACTAACTGATGTAAACATTACTTGCTCATTGTGGAAGTAAATAAAATCCGATTCAATCGCAGGATTTTCAACCAATGAGATAGCAAATACCTCATCTACGTTTTCATCCTCTACTTTTAATTCATATAATTTCATATTGTAATAACATCAAAAGGTCTAAAAATCTTTACTATCCACCACTACTAAAAGTTGCAGCTCTACTCGTTCTTCTATCTAATGCCTGTTGAGATGATACATCACCACTAACCACATAAGCCTTGATTGGTTTACCACTACTTGCAGCAAGTGTATCTGCTAACTGTGAGGTTGGATTTGTTCCACCTGATGTAGATATTTGAGGTGCTGACATTGTTGGCATTTGTGGTGCAGTTGGCATAGCTCCTTGTGAACCACCACCTGCTGAACCACCAGCAATACCTGGCAATGGAGTTTCTAATATCTTTTTAACGTTCATCAAACCTGCCGCAACTACCGTTCCTGCCGCAATAAAGTTAAACGGTGGAGGTGATGAAGCAAGTGCTAAGTTAGCTCCTTGATATGTATTGATGATTGCCTGAGCCACAGATAGAGCTTTACCTGCAACTGTTTCTTTACCAACCAAATCTGCAACTGCTCCCAATGCATTTGAGATGATTGCAACCTTTGCAGCTTGTTGTGCTTTTTCAATTTCTAATTTGGCAGCTGCCGTTTGTTTATCGTATGCAAGTATAGCATCTTGTGATGCCTCATTTGCAACCATTGTCTCTCTACCTAATGCTCTTGTCTTATCAAATAAATCAACCTCATCCTGATAGGTAGCTTCGTTGTTTTGTTTCTTTAAGATGTAATCAGCTTCTAATAAAGATGTAGTATCTTCTCTTGCTTGATTCTCAGCAGCTAATTTCTCTTCTGCTTTCTTCTTATCATCTTCTGCTTTTTGTTTAGCTTCATCCTCTGCCTTCTTCTTATCATCCTCTATTTTCTTAGCAGCTTCATCATCAAACTTTTTGTTGATAGCATCAGTTTCAATTCTGTATTGTTCTAATACTGCACTTTTATCTTTGAAACCTGCCTTCTCCAATGCCAACATTCTCTCATTATGAGTTTGTGCTGCTTTGTATAGTTCCTGGTCTCTCTGAGCAAGTGTAGAAATGTAAGCATCTACTAATACCTTATTTGCATCATCAAGTATTTTCTGACGTTCTGCTTCTTTTTTCTTTCTTTCTTCCTCTCTCTTCTTTCTTTCAGCTTCTGCTTTTTCATCAGCAGCTTTCTTTTTAGCAAGAGTTTCAGCGTGTTTCTTAGCTTCCTCTTCTTTTTGTTTCTTTAACTCCTCAGCTGCTTTTTTATTATTCTCTGCTGTCTTCTGAACTAACTCATTGTTTTGTTCTAATGAACCATGCACCTCTTTAATCTTAGCATCAGATGCACCGAAGAATCCAGCTACTTTTGACATTACTTGTCCTAATACCTCAAATCCTTTGGTTACAATTGGTAGGATTATATTTCCTACTTGTTCTAATATAGCAAATATAGGTGCAAGAACTGTATTGAAAGCAGTCATTGCTTTGGATAAGTTTTCTTGTCCCTCTTTGGTTTTACCCATTGCCTCTTTGATTGCAAAGAATGCAGCAACTAATAAACCAACAATACCTAATGATACTGTAAGAGTTTTACCAAATGTAGCAAATGAATCACCTACGGTTTTTAACCCACCACCTAATTGTCCTAATGGACCAGGTAGAGATGCAAGTTTATCTTCAAATTGTCCTGCTTTGAACTTTGCTCTATCCTGAGTATCATTCAAATCATCCAATTTACTTCTCAATTTCTCAAACTCAGCACCTGCTGCTTTACCTTCGTCTTCCAACTTTTGCATAGCAACAACTGTTTCTCTAATTTGAGTTTTTAGAGACTTAAACTTTACTTCGGTTTCTTCGGATTTATCCCCTAAATCTTTAACTTCCTCAGCTCCTTTAACCTGAGTGTCAATAATGGTGGTGTAGGTGGTAGTATTATCAGCCATTGTTATTTCTTACTTTTCCAAATCCTTTTAATTTGCTTACCACCTTGCTTCCAAGTATAAGGTATAGCATACATTCCCTTTGCTCTATCTATGTTTTTATCAACAGAATAGAACTCAGCATAATTCAGTAAATCAATAATTTCCTTTATCATAAAAGTAATAACAATCCAAGTGAATTATATAGTGGAGCAATAACGATTATATTGTTCTTCATCAAACTGATTCCTGTTGGATTTAAGGAACTCAAAGTATGGTTGATATACAATCTGTAAGTCTTCAAAAGATAATCCAACCAGTGGAGAATCTGCCACGTCTCCTGATGCGTTCTTATGGTTTTCAAAGTTGTTAGGATTATCTATATCTCCACTCTGTTTGTGACCAGCTACTTCGGATGGGTCACTCCAATTGAAACAATACGATGGAACGAACTTTGTGTTGTTCTCATCTAACTGCCCTTCATCTCTTAATTTAGAATACCAACTTAAACCTTCGTATCCTGTTAAATCGTTTCTAAAACCAATCTCTCTGATTCTATCCATCTTCACAATTACCGATGCTTCCATAGTATTTTGTGCTAATTCAATATTACCTGGTCTTGCAAACAAACTCTTTTGTGGTTTCCAAGCATCAGTTCCTAATTCTTCAATACCATCTACGGCTTGTTGGATATGGAATGGTAGGTAAATATCATCATCATCTGCTAACATAAAGTAATCACCAGTAGCGTGAGTTACTGCATCTCTACAAATATCTCCTCTGTTAGTGTAGTTTACATTTGTAACATAATCCCGTCCGTTGTTTACAATTGTAACATTTGATGGTTGGTTCTCCATTACATATGGAAACTCCTCATCTGTGTTAAATATTATCAGTTCCTTATTAGGATAAGTTTGTGCGTTGAATTGTGCCAGTATTCTATTTACGCAATAGAATCTTCTGTATGATGTGCATACGAATGAAACTTTTTTCATAGTTCTTTTCTTAGTTTGTGTTGTTTTGAGTATTGTGTAAGTTTGTTATCAGAGCAATTATCTATGTAATACTTCTCTTCTTCTGAAAGGTTATCCAAATCAATATACCAAGGTATGTGTTTAGATGTGAAATCTCCTGCTAATCTGAAACTACTAAACTGGTCACATTTCTGTATTAGTGAGAATGTAGTATCCGTATCTGCTCTAAACACATTTGGTTCTACCTCATCTAACCACCATCTAGCTTCGTTTCTTTTTACTTGCTCCTTAAACCAATAGTGGTCAGGTAAATCGGATATATCCAAAGCAAGTGAAATCTTTTTAGATTGTAGAGAATGAGCATGATACAACATAATCTCCTGATAATCCTTTGGCATATTAGGATTCAATTGAATATCTGAATCAGTATAGAAACACCAATCCTCTTCAATTTTATTTACTAAGCCAGTTGTAAAGATTGCCAAATATCCTTCGTTTCCGTATCGTTTTACCTCTACTTCCTTTGGTAATGTTTCATACCAATCCAATAATGGAGGGTATGTAGATTCGTTATCTATAATCCAAATCTGTTTTGTGTTTCTTTCTAACAAATCCTCTACTAATTTCTTTGTTGTAGAGAATCTATTTCGGTTATTTATTACAACCTTAAAATCAATAGTTGATGTAGTAGCCATATCTTTCGTTAGTGTATAGTGGTTTTAATCCGTATCTGCTTTGCATTAGTTCATCTGTTAAATCAGGTTGATGGTGTGTTTCGTATATATTACCCATCTCTTCTCCTTGCTCAAACAAATAAGGAACGGCAACCATTACCTTTTTATCTTTCATTCTATTCAGAACCTCTGTTGCTTCTTCTGTTGTAAGATGTTCTAACACATCTCCCATTATGATATAATCGTATTGAGATACATCAAATGTTCTTATATCTCCAATGTGAACTTTTTTATAGAACTGATTTAAGTTAAACATCTGAACATACGGTTCAAATATCTCAACTGCTTCTATGTTCCAATCTCTTAATCTAGCTCCGTAAGTTCCAGAACCAGGTCCCACATCTAAAATGCGGGTATTATCGTTTATGTTTTCTTTTATGTGGTCTGAAATAGCAGACTTAAAATCTCCGTATGAGTAAGGCATTATAGTAAAACTGATTTAGTTGATGTTTCTTTTATCCAATTCCAGTAGTGCCAACTGGCAGTTCCTTCGTTTATTTTTAATGGTTCTGTATAAGGTAGTTTATTCATATAATCTGCTTTGTAAAATAAACCACTATTAGAATCCGTTACACCTGCGTTGTGCATAATATTCATCTTAAAGTATTCATATTCACCAGATGTTCCCCAACTGAAATCAAAGTTAGGATGGCATTCGGTTTTATATCCTCTTCTCCATCCTCCCCATAGAACTGCCCACATATCTGCACACCATATCTGTAATGAGTGATGTGTTGGGTCTTCAACTGTTTTCTTTCTATTTAATTCAGAAATCTCTTTGAATAGGTTTTCAGAATCTGATTCTACTCTACTCCAAAAGTGAGTATCAATTCCTTTCATTAGGTATTGTGCTCCAATGGCATTTAACTCATTCTCTTCAATTAGAGATTCAGGTAAATCCATTATTTTACACATCTCATCTATTACATCTTGTCCTTTTGATTTGATGTAAGAGTGAGCAATATACCAACGTGTATCTGAACCATACCATATGTTATCAGAAATCATCTCATCTGTAATCCAATCTTGAATTGGTTTAGTAAAGATAATATCTGAATCGTGGTAGAATATAGCACTATCCTTTAATTGTGGTTGTGCTATCCAATGTTGTTTTAGGATATTAGGTCTGATTGATGAAATGTAATGTTTAGTTTCTCTCGTATCATCATAGAAAAAGAAACGTGCCGCATAACCATTTGCTAATTTACTCCATTCTTCTGGTATTACTCCATTTTGTTTCCAACATACAATATCCACATTATTGGGATTTACTCCCATTTGGATGAAGTTGTTTAACATTACCTCGCATTGCCAAGCGTAGTAAGTAGTAGCAGGTTGAGCACTTACGAATCGTAGTTCTCTCATATTTAGTGTTGTTTATTATTTAACAACCCTGCTACCACTTATAGTTAAAATCTACCACTAAATACTGCGTAGTTCTGTGCTATTTCAAATGCAGTTAAAACTCTATCGTATTGTAGATATGCCATTACATATCCATTTAAGTATCCGTTATTAGGTGCATCTCTACCAATGTAAGATGTAATAGTTGCTGAATCACCTCTCGTATAAGAGTTTGTTGCCGTAGCAGGTGAATCCGTATTCAAATACATCTTATGTTCATTAGTTCCATTTGATGTATATGCGTATGAGTTAAATGTTGCAATATCAGATGGATAGATAAAGTTACCTGATGGAACTTGCGCAGAAGAACCATTCCATATAATAGCCAATACCTGTGTATTACCATCAATATTTGGAGTAACAATGATACCGTTATTACCTCTAATGTTAGGGAAACCATTGTAATCAGTTGTGCTAGTTCCCCACGATGTAGATGAACCATTGTATTTAATGATTGCCATAGTAGTAAATGAAGCACTTACCGCAGTATCAAACTGAATATATTGAGATGATGCTTTTGATAATTGTAAAATACCACCATTTGCAGAACTGAATGTTGGACTATTTACCAAAGTTCCGTTCATTGCAGAACCACCACTACCTAAGTTAGTTACAGTTGTTCCACTACCTGGATAAGATGAACTATTACCAAAGTCAAAGTAAACTTTGTATCCACTTACAGGTGTAGGAGCAGCAGTTGTAGTTGTAGTTGTAGTAGGACCTGCCGTTGTTGTAGATGTAGTAGATGTAGTAGATGTCGTAGTAGTTGTTGTAGGATTACAAAGTGCACCTTCTGTTGGGAACGAAGCATTTGATATACTAAATGTTCCTTGTCTAGCACATTGATTTCCTGCTGAACCATTTGATACGAAATCATTACCAGGTGTTCCATCACAGTTTGTCCAACTTAAAGAACAAGGAACTCCATACTCATTATCACAAGCCCAACTATAAATGTAGCAATTTACACCTATTGTAGTAGTTGTAGTTGTAGGTGCAATTGTAGTTGTAGTTGTAGGACCTGATGTAGTTGTAGTTGTTGTAGGACCTGATGTAGTTGTAGTTGTAGTTAAACCACCAAAGTTTACAATTACATCATTACCCTCACAACCAGGATGTAAGTTTACTGCTTTAATAAAATTAGCAGTATCTTCAACAGAAACAACAACAGATGAACCAACCGTTGGTAACGATACATTGTTACCATCAACGCATAGTGTATAAGTTACACCATCCGCTGAATAGTAAATATCGTATAAAGGTCCTGATGTAGAACCTTGTGCAGTAATCGTTATTGTTTTGTATATTGTTGCCATATTATTTTAAGGACATCCTGTGAATGTTGTTTTTTGTATTGAACCATTGTATCCAGTTGGTGGAGTAGCAGATGATTGTGATGCTCCTGTATAAGTATAATAAACAGGTGTTACACCAGGCAATACATATCTTTGACCCGTTCCTAAATCAGGTGCAATAGCAGTAAACGCATATTGAACATTACCTGGACACTCACCTAACTCATAATAAGTTGTAAGTGGTGCTGCCGTTGTGGTAGTAGTTGTCGTTGGTGCTTGCGTTGTGGTAGTAGAAGTAGACGTAGAAGTCGTTGTTGTTGTATAACAAGGATTTCCATTATCACCTGTGCTACCATTTTGGAAATACCAATAAGTAGTTCCATCTGAATAATATCCATCAGGAATAGCAGTAGTTAAACCACTATCTGTATATAAGAAAGTTCCATTCTGAATGGTTGGACCATTTGCAAATGATGCGTAGAATGTAGCTCTATTAAATGCTGCATAATCAGCACATGCCAAAGGACCAGTTCCTAAACCACTCGTGCTATTCAATAAGAAACTATAAAACGCTAATGTTGTCGTTGTTGTAGTTGGAGCAGCAGTTGTAGTTGTAGTTGTAGTAGTTCCACCACCACCACTAGTCGTAGTAGTTGTAGTAGGAGCTTCTGTTGTAGTAGTTGTAGTTGGGGCAATAGTAGTTGTTGTCGTAGTTGTTGGTGCTACGGTTGTAGTTGTTGTTGTAGTTCCACCTATTGGAGATAACCAACCAGAAGCAGTAAACTCGTGGTATGTGAAACTTCCTGAATAGAAGATAGTTCCTCCATCAAATAAAGGAGTTGCATTAGGGTATCTAACAATTACAATACCACTACCACCTTGACCTGCATCGTAGGCAATACTGTATCCACCACCTCCACCACCACCGGTGTTAGGTGTTCCGTTTGTTCCTGCAAAGTTATTAGGTGCACCTGAGAAACAAGCTCCTTTACCTCCACCATCGGAAGCAACACCTGCTCTATCACCAGTTCCAGAGTATGCACCCCCACCACCACCGGCGTATGTTTTACCATTTAACCAAGCAGAACCTGAACCTCCAATACCTGCACCTGCGTTACCACCACCTGCTACATAGTTTCCACCAGCAATTGTGGCTCCACCACCACCACCTCCATTTTGAGATGCTCCTGTGAATTGTCTACCTTTTCCACCATCTTTTCCTTGTCCAACAGTTCCTGTTCCACCTAAAACTTCGGAAGTAGAAGTTCCACCACCACCTCCACCAGAGCCACCATTGGCTCCAACAGATGATAATGAACCACCATATCCACCACCTAATGCTGAATAAGTAGAATTAAATGATGATGATAAACCATTTGCATTTCTAGTTCCACCACTACCAACAATTACAGGATACCATGTTGCAGTATCTAATAATAATGAGCCAGATGTTAAACCACCTGCTCCACCTCCACCACCTGCTCCGGTAGTTGAGAAACTAACTCCTCCACCACCACCACCGGCTACTACTAAGAATTGACCTTGATTGTTAGCCAAAGTTGTAGTTGTGGTTGTTGGTGCTAATGTGGTTGTAGTTGATGTAGTAGTTGTAGTTGGAGGACCAGCCGTAGTTGTAGATGTAGTTGTTGTAGTTGGTGCTACAACATTTGTTAGCCATACGTTAGGCATCAATGTTCCAGTTGGGTCTATACCACCTTGTGCAGTTGCTAATGGTAAACTACCAGCAAATACAGTAAATGTATTACCAACTTTTATATCACCTGCACTTTGTCCAACTAATGAACTATTAGATGCAGATACATATGAAACCAAATATGAACCACTTCCAGGAATAGCAGGTGAAACAGATGCTCTCTTCATCTCAAACGTATAAATCGCATTACTATTCTTATATGGATATGTAGTTACACTTCCAGTATATTCACTATTGATAATCCATTCTAAACCATTTCCATAATCATAGAATGAGTTTATTTTATTAAAGAATCCTGCCGTTTGTGAAACTATATTTCTTGTTTCACCAAAATCTAACATATCATTTTGTATAGCACCATTCTGGTCTACATAGTAATAATACATTTGATTATCACCATAATTTGTAGTTGTAGAGTTTCTAACAGTTATGTTAAATGCTTTGTTAGCAGAACCTGAACAGAAGAATGGTTGTCCACCTATGTAATTAGTTGAACCATAATTATGGAATGCAGGGATACTACCAGATGTATCCATACAAATTGCACTAAGTATTGCAGAACCACTTAAAGTTGCAGTATATGATGTTCCTAAATAGTTGTAATTTAAACTACCAGTTCCACTAGTCATTTTAGCCCAATTAAATAATGCCGTTGCATAGAATGCAGCAGTAGTAGTTGTAGTAGTTGGTGCTAGCGTTGTTGTGCTAGTAGATGTTGTTGTTGTGCTCGTTGATGTTGTTGTCGTTGTAGGAGCAATTGTTGTTGTTGTAGTAGTTGTAGGAGCAGCAGTAGTAGTCGTAGTAGTAGTTGTATTAAATGCCGCAACACTAATATCAAAACTACAATCTAATACAGGAGGTAATGCCGCTTGAATTGCTTCTGGCAATACAGGTCCTAATAATTGTAAATCACATTCAGAAGTTCTGATGTTGTAATTATTTATTGCTCTTAAATGATAGTAGTTTCCTCTGAACTCTACAATATCATTCAATTCCATCTTAAAGTAATCTGCTAATGGTATAATAGCAGAACAATCCAATAGACGAGTCTTTGGATTATAAAGTAATGAAACATAATCTTCCCAATACTCCGTATATAACGAAGCAGTAGGAGCAGTTCCATAAGCAGCAGTTTCATTGTTAAACAAAAGAGAACGAGAAGAACTATCTGGTGTATTTCCACTATAATTGTCAAAATATGGAAACACTCCAAACTCTCTACTTTCTATTGCAGTTGTTGAGCCAGATTGATACCCCTGAATAAAATACACATCGGTTGTTTTAGTTCCGTTGTAAAAGTATATTCTAGGCAAAACACGAGCAGGATTATAGTTGATACTGCTGATGAATGTAGGGATATATATTCTATTATTTGCCATTAGTCTCTCGCGTCTGTTTGTGCTATAAAGTTCAATACTGATGATGATACATCACTTTCAGTTATAGTATAAGTAAAGTTACTTACACTACCACTATATAGATTAACACTTCCGCTGTCAGTTATCTTTATTAATTGACAAGTTGTGTTAGTAGTTCCGTATGCAACAGATGTAAATACTATGTTATTTCCTACTACAACACTTCTATTATTGTATCCTAAAATAGATGGGTCAAATTGGAAATCTGTTGTAGATGGTGATGTTACACCAACTGCTGCAATTGCCACATAATCAGTTTCAACTTGTAAGAATGATTGTGCAGATGCATCATTAGATGATATAGTAGATACAATTGCTCCTGCTCTAAATCCTGCTTGCGTTACATTAGAAGAACCAGATGTTCCAGTTCCTGTTAAGTAAACTAACGGAGATGAAGCCATACCTGTTTTAACTTCAAATGTTCCTTGTGAGAAGAAGTTTTCTGTATCTATGTAGTATGATTTACCGAACTCTCTATTAGCTCCTTTGGCAAATTGTTGTGATACATAATCACCATCCAATGTATCTCCAAAGTTTAACTTATTTACTGCAAGGTTATTTGCAGGAGTTACTGAAATAGGTTTATCTAAATTAATGTATCTATTGAAATCTCTAATCTCTCCTCTTCTATACCACGTATTAAATGTTTCCACAATGAACTCACGTGGTTTAGTTTTGTTTGGATAAATTACCAAATTAAACTTCTTCTGTAATGAGGTTATGAAATCAATCAGTTTAATACCAGCAGTTCCGTATGGCATATTAGCTGCAACATCTAAAATCTGTCCATCACCACCTTGATTTACTTTGGTTATAGAAAGATATGATGCAACTGAATTGCCTGGATTGATAACTACTTGTAAGTTAGTAGATGATGGAAGACCTTGCCAATAGATACTAAACGTATGTTCACCAGCAGGAATAACTCCTGATGTGAATTGTTGAGTTAAACTAAACTTCTGTGTTTTAGTGCTTCCACCATTATATGTTTGAACATCCGTTAGATAACTGTTTATAATATCTAATGGAACAATTGATTCAACTACTGCTGAATTAGCATCCTTTATAATCAAACTGAATTGAGGCATATTACCAGTAGCTGCTAATGGTTTTACCTCAAAATCTAATTTAAGTTCTCCTCTAACCGCTGAATCAAAATCAGTTGTATAAGTTAAATCAGATGCTAAATTATTATTAGGATTTGATTCAATATTATCCCATAGTAAAGGAACTAATGTAGCAGCACTTGCAGTTACGTTTGTTCCACCACTACCTGAAACAGGTGAAATCTTAAATAATCCGTATGTTTCCAAATCTATGTTTTCATAGATAGGGTATCTCAATTGGTTGTTACATATCATATATACGTTATCCAACCAAGGTTCATTCCAAAATGAGCTAGTATAGGTGTATCCATATTCGTTGAATATAGCATCCCATACTGCTTTTACTCTAATTGCAGGTTTGTAATCCTGAACTGTAAGAGAACCTGATGGTTCATCTATACCGTAGTTTGTAATCGTTGGACTATATACGATTTGTTGTCCGTATTCAGCCATTGGATATACAATCGTTCCACTAAACAATTCTCCATTCCAAGATGAAGAGATTATATCTAATGATGATGTGTGATTGTATTGAGCTAACGATGAGGTTAAATCAGTTAAGAAGTTTCTGTTAATATCTCTTGCAAATGAAGATACACCACCAAAGATAGTTATCTCATAAGAATCTACGAACTTATTAGCTATTACATTTACTCTATTCAGTTGTAAGTATCCGTTAGCTAAATAGATTCCATTGAAATCAAAGTAGCAAGGAACTTTAACATTAGTTGCAAATAGAAATGGGTTCTCAATTGATATATCATATACATGCTCAAAGAATGCATTGTTTATCTTTGTGCCAGGTATTGTTATCTGACGTGTGAAATCAGATGGTAAAACTCCCAAATCAAATAGACCAGTAACATTGTCTGAAAGCAATATCTCTTCATTATCAAATAAATCCAATTGTTGCCCATTAGCTACTAATCTACCTACGAAACCTTGCGTTGATATAATACCCATTATAGAATCAATTTATAAGCCTGTCCAAAGTTAAAGTCAAATTGGTATTGGATTAGCTTATCTACAACACCTGTCTTAAATACTATGTTTTGTGATGTGATAGTTAAAGGTCTAACTCTGTTGTTTGCCTCATCATACATCCAATATATTTCATCAGATACCAATAATTGTTTTAGAATATCATTGTAATCTTCTGATATAAAGAATGAGTTTACTGAAATAGCTTGTTTAGAATCAGCAATATAGTTCAACACACCACTATCATAATCGTTATATGATAAAGCGGTTGATTGGAATGTTCCTAATTGTGGTTGATACGTTCTCTTTTCCGTAGAGAAGGATTGACGATTAACCATATAGAAATCAAAATAATCAAATTGTCCAAATCTATTTTTCCATTTAATTCTAACATTAGGATACTTTTGGATACACTCTACTTCATATTTGATTGGAGTTCCAATAGCAAACTCTGATGTTCTAGCTTGAACATAGAAATAATCAAACGAACCACTCAATGGGAAACCACTTTGTGCTGGTCCTATTGGGTATTGTTGGATTTGTTGTGATGAAGAAGCAGAACCTGATAAACTATAATCAGCAGTTCCTAAATTAGATGTATAACGAATAACAGTAGGAACATCAGTTCCAACATTACCAACATACACACCTGCGTTACCAGTATCCGTTGTGAATACAGATTGAGTTGCAGGTCCATCAGTAAGTAAAGGCCAATGTGGTGTTAAATCGTAGATAGGGTCTCCAATTGCTTCTTGGAATATCTGATAACCATCTAATGCTTTATACACATTTGATTTGGTATGAGAACCAGTCACATATGTGTTAGATGAGCCAGATAGATATTGGTAATAGAAATCACAAGCAAAATACATTACATTAGATGTATTCTGAATAGCTAAATCTGTAAGAGTAGAATTGATAATTCTGTTTAAGTCAAAAATACCATACAAAGATGTGTTTGGATATTTTGCTAATGTATAATCAGGTGTTGAACCTGAATCAGAAACAGAACCTGTCCAATAATACAGGTCAGCCATATATTGAAATCCACTATTGGTTATTACTGAACCAGTTGAATACACCGAAAATACAATCGGTGATTGTGCTAGTGAAGCCGTTGCCGGAGTTTGTGATATTGTTACAGACATCTAATACTTTTGTTTATTGTAATAACCACCGAATTACAAAAAGTATTTGATACTATATGGTTTGATTGAATGGAGCAAATATAACAGTCATTCTTCTTTGAACTTCTGCTCTTACTTCCTGAACTTTACCATCTTCATATTCAGCAATACTTCTCTTCAAATCAGATGAGTTTGCAGCTATCATAGTAAAAGGTCTAGCTCTCATACGGGTAGTTCCCTTCTCCACATAAGTTCCATACTTTGCGCCTGTTGGAGCATAATTGAGTGTAAGGAAGGATTTACCTTTCTGTTGAAAAACCATCCTCTGTGGTGTGTTAAATGAACCCACAGTTCGGTATAAGTTACCTGTCAGATATGGAGCTTTCTTCCAACCAGGGTATCCACCTCTGATTAGTTTTTGTGTTATGGATAAATAATCCTTAGCTACATCTGCAAGAGTTTTCATTATGGATATAAATCAAACAAACATCTATTTCTAGCGTTGTGAGTTGTAAGTGTAAATGTTGCTGCCCATCCTGCTAAACCGTTATTAAATCTATCCGCAAATGGTTCTAAATTGATGGTAGAATTGATTTGAAATGCTTCAACGGAGTATTGTGTAAACGAAAGTAAATCGTTCATTATACTCAAAGTATTGGCGTGTATATCTACCACATCATCTACATTATAATATGGAACTATCTGTGCATTAGTTCTATCATCTGATTCATTATTCTTATTCTTTACTTTGTCAGCAACGATAAGTAAAACTTTATAATCAGTTGAAGATGGTTGAAAATCAGCACCTACAATTTGTATATTACCTAATGGATAGAATGGATATTGAATATCATCTACCTCACCTATCGGTCCTTGTGAAACCGCAGCAATAGACGGGTGGTTATTCATAATAGTCTTGAAATAATCCAAAACATTATAGTATAACGAATAGTTGGTGCCGGTATTATTAACTAAAAAGCTCATATATTACAATTGAATACCCCCAAAGTATTGGTTAGTTTGGTCAGGATAGATTTGAGTTTGATTTCCAACTGATTGTAAGTATTGAGGTATGTTATTTGAATAAGCAATCAAATAGTTTTGTAATCTCAATGCATAGTAATCAGCATTCGTTTGTGCAGTTGAACGTAAATAATCAATTTCAGATTTAGCTGGTGCAGTTCCTTGTTCTGATTGTTGTTTAACTGCTCCGTTTGATTTGAACTGAATTGAACTAAATGGTAGATACTCCACACAAGCATACCAATTCAAAGTATTCTTTATGTGGTCGTCTAATAAGTCTTGGTAATATACTGATAGTGTATCAACAGTTCCTGCTAATATCTGTGCTTGTAAATACTCAAACAATACAGTTCCTAATAAGTTCTTCAAATACTTATCTTGTGCCGTTCTTACAAAGGGTAATAAAGCATCGGCATCAATAGCACCCTGCAATGGGGTGTTCTTTATGATGTCATTTCTAGTGATGAATAAAGCGTAAGCCATAATTAGTCGTTATATGTTTCGTATTCTTGTTCAAAAAATGCTTGTGATTGTCTCACAAAGCGAGGTTCAGCATCCTGTGTTGTTTGGTCTTCTGGCTGGTCAGTTGTAGCAGGATTCTCTAACTCTTTGTTAGTTTCATCTGCTACTTCTGAAATAGTTTTATCAGTATCTTCTGCTTGTTGTGCTAAGATAGCTAATGGTGTTAATTGGTCAAAGTATAATTGAGTATCACTAAATCCACCCTCTGTTAATGCCATATCTAATGCGTTTAAGATAAGGTTTTGGAATGGTGAGATTGTCATAGTTTGCATAATAGAGAATGCCGTCATCATCTCCTCTGATTGAGAACTAAAACCATTGTTAGCAGTTCTGATACCAAATAGTAATGGTGAGGTAACTCTATGAGCAACCAATATTCTATCTTGCGTATATTCAGCAACATACTCATACTTTTCGTGTAGGTTATCAATCTGAATAACATCAATTGTAGGTTTAGTTAAAGGGTCATCGTTAAACGATAACATAAATCTACCTGCATTATCAGTTCCTGTAAATTTAGCTTGGATTAAATCCTCAATAGTTTCTCTCTCTTCTGGTGCAGGAACTCCGTTATTAAAGTTTATCATTACTGCCGGTAAGAATCCGTTAGTAATGTTGTTTAAGTGTAAGTTAGATATTTCACCTTCTGCTATTGAATACTGCATTGCAGATACCCAATCAGGTAAGGAGTAGTAATATAAACCTGGGAAATAGTTCTTAATGTAAAGGATTTCCATCTTCTCATTTGATGTTCCAAATGCAGGGATTTTCTTTTTATTTTTAATTGCTCTTTGGTCTTGCCAATCGTGACAGTAATAGTAGTTCTCTATTCTAGGATTACCATATAGTTTCTCAGCTCTTAAATACTGAACTGGAACGTGATAGAACTTTATTACCTTTGTGTGGTCATCATTCCAATATACCTGATAAGCAGCATTACCGAATAGTTTTAAATCAAATGCTACTCTTTTAGTTTCTTCTTGTGGAATAAGTTTTCCTAATGATTCTTCAAATCCTTTATTCTTTGAGTATAAACCCTTACCATAGATTAAATCAGCAATACCTTCTACACAAGCAGATGTAGTTGTAGATACATTCCACGCAGTTGTTACTGCTTCAAAGAAGTCATCTTGTCCATATACTCCAAACGGAACATACTGATAACGTGTTTTTGTATCCTCCGATATGATTGGAAGTTGATTGGTATTTACATTTACAACTGCAAACTTTTGTCCTTGTTTCATATTAGTCAATAATTACATACTTGTTCTCACTATTATGAGAAATGTATTGGGTATTTTGATTTTCGTAATCAGATTTAGGTATAGATAATGAAGATGATTTATAAACCTGAATAGAACCATGCCATATAGATGTATCCCCATTGTATAATACGGCTCTATATTCAGAACCAATGATTGACCCACTAATAGAAGCAGTAAATCCTAACATACTTTCGTATCCATCGTAGGTGATACCAGATATAGATGCAGTTAGATTATTTAAACCATACATATCCTGCAAACTCATAGTGAATGAATTAGAAGCAGTTGGTTCGGTTCTAATGGTGTAAGAATTACTCTGTGATATGTGATATGATAGCATTAGCTTGTATTTAGGTCATATTATCTCTATAATAACATCACATTTATCATTTATCATCAAATAAAAAAACCTCCAAACCGAAGTAAGGAGGTCTTTATAAAATCTATGTAATATACTGAATTAGTTATACACAATAGTTGGTTGAGCAGATAATCCAGCGAATGGATTAGATGTTGTAGAACCCGATAAAAATGCTGCCGGTAATTGTTCCATACCTGTGAATGTTACAGAGTATCCGTAAAGGTCACCTAATGCTGCACCCGTTTGAATAGTTCCAGCAGTTACGTCAGCTCCTAAATGTTCTCCAACTAACAATGCATCTCCGTTGTTTGTCCATACGATGATTTGTGGTCTAGCGTATGCCATCAACTTCAATTGAGTTGTCATCTCGTTTGTCAATTTCTTTAAGTTCAACACTAATTCTTGTGAGAAGAATGTTGTTCCGTTGTCACGAGATGTATTTACTGTTTCAGTATATGCACTAGAACCCTTCAACTGGTAGTAATATACCGTTGAACCGGATGGTAAAGCTGTTACCTCTCCGTTTGCATCCTTTGTGAAAGAGCCAGTTGTGTAGTTAATGAAATAAGCACCTTGTAAGCCACCTATTGATTCTTTACATACTTCCTGACGTCCTTGCGATAATAAACAAGCCATATCTGTTATATTTTAATTGTTAGTAAATAAAGGGGTAGGTAATTCCTACCCCCATATTGGTTTTATTAGTAAGCTCCGTAGTAAACGATGTCTTGACCGATACCAAATGTAGTTCCACCTGTGTATCTCATGATTACACGATAGTTTTGTGAACCATCAATGTTAGCCATGTCTAATACTCTAACCTCATTGTAATCTGATAATAAACCAGTTCCGAAGTGTAAGTTAGATTTTTGTGCTGCTACAACAGTAGATGCTGTCATACCTGGGCAAAGAACGATTTCAATACCATTGAAGTTGAATGGTTTCTCTCCAACGTTCATTTGGTTGTTCCATCCGTTTGCACCGATAGCACCACCTGCTAATGCTTGCTGGTAAGCTTTTGCTACGTTTGTTGGAACGTATAACAATAAGTCTTCCTTACCATAAACTGCATCAGGAATAGTGTTTACTACTGAATCTAATTTAGATAATACGTTAGCTGATGTGATTGAACCAGAGATGATTGTTGAACCAGATACTGCTGGTAATACCGCAGTTGCTCCACCTGCTGCGATAGATGCAGAGAATGCAGGTAATAAACCACCGAATTGACCGTTTGTAGAAGCGTTACCTGTCCAAATAGATTGTTCAGTTGCTTGTGCTACGATACCTCCAACATAAGAGATTAAATAATCGTTGAAGTTCTTAGGGATTTCATCAAATGCTGAATATCCTAATTGTAATGCCTCCCAAGATGCTACGAATTGTTGCTTACATAATTGTAAGTTTACTTGTAATTCTTTTGGAGTTAAAACTGCTTCTGTTAAAGCAACAGAACCAGAAGTAGTGAAATCACAAGAAGCATCTTGAACGATTCCATCAACTGCAATCTTTTGGATTACTTCTTTATACTTCACATTCGGGTGAATAGTGATGTATTTGTTATCCAAAGTTTTAGCAGATAATAAAGCTGCTGCAATATACTGACCAGCAAACTCACCTGCGTATGTAGATGTGATTTGTGGTTGTGTTGCAAAGTTTTGTTTTGCTTTCATTTTGTTTTGGTTAAATGAGTTATTAAATATTTTATCTATATAATTTAGATAAGAATGAACCCTGTGGAGAGCCTGTTTTCTTACCAAAGTTATTATTCGGTGTGTGTAAATGTTCAGCTGACATCTTAACATCCAAAGGAGCTCCATCTAATTTAGGTAGTTCTTCCTCTTCTTCTGCTGCCATAGCTACTGATTCATCTTCAATTGCTGGTTCTTCTTCATCAATAGCTTCTTCATCTACTGGTGATTCTTCACCTAATTTTACTTTCATTTCTTTCAATGCTTTCTCTAATTCATCTATTCTGTAAGAAAGTGAGATTAAAGGGTCATTCTTTTCAGCTTCCTCATCATCTTCTCCCAATGAGTTTCTTGGGTCTTCATCTGTTGTGTTTGGAAGTGGGTGTGCTTCTACTGTTGTAGCATCTGCTAAATGTTCTTCAACCTTAGCTTCTTTATCTACAACTTCTTCATCTACCTTTTCTAATTCAGGGTTAGCTTCTTCAACGTTCTCTCTACTTGTGATGATACCATCCTTAGTTTCAATTCTGATGATTACTTCATTACCTTCTGAATCTTTCAAAGCAATTTCATGTTCTCCATCAGGTGCAGGAGTTTTAGCTCCATCTTCTGATACAACATCTACTGATTCGCCTAAATCAAATGTTGGAGATTGTAAGATTGTTCCGTCTTTTGTTTGGGCATCTGTAAATGCAACTTCCAAAGAAAGAAGAGTCATTATCTTGCCTAATACTGATTTTGAGTTCATATTAAATAAAGTTTGTTTCTATTATTACATAATAACAATAGCGAGTTAAAAAATAGTTATTTTTATTGAGGGTTTATCACTTCCTCTATTGTTGATAAGGTAAAATCTCTATCAGCCAGAACTAATGTATATGGAATACCTGCTTCAATTAAAGCAGGTTCGTTCCACATTTCCAAATGATATTCTGTTTCGTTTTGTATTACTTCTATAAAAGCCATATTATATTACTTGTGTCCAAGCTCCATTGTAGAAATACAAATTAGAACCTGATACTGCTAAATCTCCAATTGTTCCTGATGGTAATGGGTCTTGTCCTTTTAAGTTCATTACCTGCGATACACCTATACTACCTGTTACAGATAATGAGCCAGTTATTTGTGTATTCTTTGTTATTCTAGCTAAATTACCTGCTGATAATAAAATAGTGTTACTTCCATCATTACCGTTTCCACCACCATACAATCCAAACGCAGGGTTAGAACCATATGCCGTATATGTGGATATATAGAAACCTCCATTGTATTGACTACTACTATCTACATCTATACCGATTGAGTTGTATAGGTTACCAGGATAATTTGTAAGTGATGTTACTACACTTACATTATTGTATTGTGCACTTCTATTTCCAAATGTTGCACCACCATTAGTTGTTAGAGAACCTGTAATAGTTTGATTACCATTGAATGTATTAGCTCCCGTAGTTGCAAATGAACCCGTTTCTGATTCTGTTATAAACGAACCAGTCTGTGATGATACCACTACATTAGAACCATTTACTGTCAATGATGCAGATACTGCTAATGAACCTGATATTTCAGTATTCTTATTTACTCTTACTAAATTACCGTAAGATTCTAATACATTATTAGCTCCACTATTTCCAATACCACCTCCGTATAATCCCATAGCAGGTTCAGAACCGAATGAGTTATATGATGAAACATATAAACCTGCACTCCACTGTCCATTATTATCCGTATCAATACCGAATGCATTATATACGTTGCCAGGGAAGTTTGTTTTAGATGTTACAATGTTTACACTATTGTATTGTGCTGATGTGTTACCAAATGTAGCTCCTCCGTTTGTAGAGAATGAACCTGTAATGGTTTGATTTCCTACAAAGATATTAGAGCCAGTAGTTGCAAATGAACCAGTCTCAGCTTCTGTAATGAATGAACCCGTTTGAGATGATACCACAACCGGTGAACCATTTACTGTTAATGAAGATGAAACTGCTAATGAGCCAGATACAATTGTATCTTTTACAATTTGCATTCTAGAACCCTCTAAATAGATAGCAGTATTACCACCATCTCCTGCAAACTTATTTCCAGTTCCACCACCGTAGATACCTGTTACTAAACCACTACCAAATGATGTGAATGTAGATGCGTATATACCGGCAGAACCAACTGCATCGTTATCGTTCTTTATACCAACAGTTGAGTATATGTTACCAGGATTTGTTGTTGTGCTTACCTTTGTTTGTAAAGCAGGATATTGGTTAGATGTATAATCACCTACCAATGTATTACCGGTTACAGTTAAAGTATTTTGAATTATCTGTGCTCCTGTAAATGTATTTGAACCCGTAGTTGCAAATGAAGCAGTAGATACATTAGTTGGTTGATTATTACCGTTACCTACCCAAAGGTATCCTTTTTCAATATTTGGTAATATTGCTTCTAATTGGTTGATTACAACACCTTGTCCACCTACACCTTCTTTTTGAACTACACCTAATACTTGAACGATTGATGAAGCACCTGTCGGTCTTGATGAAGTCCAACCTCCACCTTCTGCAACATATATAATTGTTCCAACTGGATAGCCTGTTGTATTTACTCCTTCAATCAATCCACCTACTAATGCAATACCTGTATCACCAGAATCTAAGTTTTCACCCAATATATACATTGCCGGCATCTTTGATGCATCGGATGCATCTGCTACATAAGCATTTCCGTTATCACCAGTAGAACCTGAAATATAAACAGGTGTTCCTTTTGCAAGAGTTATACCACTCATATTACGAACGGTTTCAAACATAGCATCTACATATTGTAGAGATAGATTACCTGCACCATCAGTTTGTAAGAATGATTTTGCACCATTATCAGCAGTTGGATAATGTAACCCACTTGCCGTAAATTGGTTTACTGCATTTACCGAACCATAAAGTGTTTGTGAATCAGTAGCAGCATCTCCAAAGATGTTTGAACCACTACTATAAATTACAGAAGAACTTTCAGTAATAGTATGGATAGTAGTTGCAGTTAAAGTTCCAGTCTGAATAGATAAGAACTTTGCTTGTGATGCAGTCATCTCATTCGTAAAGGTATTTACACCTGTGAATGTTTGGTTTGCATCTAATTTAGCAAATGAACCGGTTTCTGATTCAGTTATCCAACTACCTGATTGAGCACCTAAATTACTCCATTTAGTATTGTTTGATGCCGTATAAGCATTCAAAGCATCAAAGTTAGTGTTTATAGATGCAGTGAAAGCATCCAATGAATCTAATGATTCTAATACTGATTGAGTAAATGCTTGGAATGGTATTTCATCCACCATAGAATCAATTACGTTCACATTAAATGCTCTTAATATAGCAGGTGTAATGTAATTGGTTGTATTATTAGGGAATGAGGTATTATTATCTACCTTTAATGCTTGTTTAGATAATTCAGACATATCTTATTTATTTATTTAATTATCAAATCCATCAGAATAACCATCAGAGAAACCACCACCTGTGTGTATTTGTGTTCCTTGAATTACACCAATACCTTGCTCCATAAGAGCACCATTACAACAACGAACATCGTAAGCATCTCTATCTAAACATAGACATCCTCTTCTACTATTCTTTGGTGATGATAAACCTTGCGTTGGACCAATGTATATACCACTCGCATTCTCTCTATTGACAGAATAACGTAGGTTTCCGTTACGTGAATTACTCCATTTAGCCATTTGTATTGTTTATTGGTAATAACAACAAAAGTGGGGTTTATCTTTACCCCACCTTTTT